GCGGCACGGGGGACCGCCGACGCCCTCGGCGACGCCGGCGACGAGGAGGCGGCCCTGGTGCTGGACGAGTGCTCGGCCCGGGCCGACCGGATCGTCAGGGCCAGGGCCGGTCCGCCGCCGACGGAGCACGAGATCATGGGCGCGGTCCTCGCACTCCAGGCGACGGCGGAGGCCCTGGACGAGGCCGAGGACGGGGAGGCGGCGGGCCTTTTCGAGGAGGCGGCCGGCCGCCTGGCGGCCCTCCTGGATGCCCGCCGGATGCCCCCAACCGAGTGGGGCAGGCGGCAGGCGAAACACCAGGCAAAGTGTGAGCGAGTCAAGCCCCTCGAAAACGGCGGAAAACAGGCCGATTTTACAGAGTTTTCCGACGCGATGTCCCGTAAACGCGATTCCCGGATATAATTCCACCGTAGCACCCCACACTCCCCCACACGGACGCGGGGGCGAAACAGACCGGGAACCGGGCTTGAAAAAGACGCGGAAAACCGTCCGACGCCGGCACCGAAAGCCCGAAGCGGGTCCGCGTTTTGCATCTACCGAGGCCCGGCACACCGCCGAGCGGTTCGGCCTCTTGCCGGCGAAGATCCCCGCCACCGGCCGGAACTCAAAGATCACGGTCGGCGACGTGATCCGCGCGGCCGAAATCCATGCGACAGAGCGGACACTTCCCGCGGGCGCGCGCGCAGGTACGCGCGTACATAATTGGCCGACCTCGAAAATCCCCCCGTGGGCGCCGAAGTTTCTGGACGCCCTGGTCTGGGACCCGAACGTGTCCCGGGCGGCGGCCATCGCCGGCATCGGACGCCAGCACGCGTACACCGTCCGCGGGCAGAACCCAACCTTTGCGGCTTTCTGGGATGAGGCCGTGGAGATCGCGACCGACGCCCTGGAGAGCGCCGTTCGCCGCCGCGCTATGGACGGCGTGCCCCGGCCGATCTACCAGGGGGGCAAACTCGCGGGGTTCGTCCGCGAGCACAGCGACCAACTGGCGGCCCTGTTGCTGAAGGCCCACCGGCCGCAGAAGTACCGCGAGAACTACGATCTCCGGCATTTTGGGATTCCGGCAACGCCGCCCCCCCAGGTGTCGGTCGAGGTGGACTTCGGGAAGATCTTCGCCAGGCGACTCGCGGAGGTGGCGGCCGAACCGTCGGCCCCCGGCCTCCCGGCCGACGAGCGATTCGCCAGGCGGACGGCCAGCCCGCTCTTTACGGAGAGTTCCAAGCGTGAAGTTCCAGGTTCCAAGTGAACGGCAAGGAGACGGCATGACCGACGAACAAGCGGAGACGAGAAGCGAGCCGAGGACGACGGACCGGGCGGGTAAGGGGCCGGACACGCCGCCGGTGGTCGGCGATGCCGCGCCGGCCCCGGCGGGGCCTCGGCCGGACGGCGCGGCGCCGCCGGAGTCCGCGGCGCCGGCGGCGGCACCGTACACGCAGTTCAAGGTGATCAACTGGGCCGACACCCTGGGCCGGGCCTTCGTCGAACTCCAAGGCCGGATGGGCGAGGCGCCCATCTATCGCGGGGTCGTGCTCATCGAACGCCTGTTCGCGGACGGCTCGGGGTTCCGCGGACAGCGGGCCTTCGACATCCCGGCGACATGCGCCGATGAGGCGTTCCAAAAGTTCGACGCGGCCCGGGACGCCGCCAGGAAGGCCGGCGAGGAGGAGGCTGATCGGGATCACACGCGGGCGGTGCTCTCGGGACAGATCCCCATACGACCGCCCATCCAGATGCCGCTGCGCTTGCCGAAGGGGGGCGGGGGACAACGGCGGAGGGTAAACTAACAGAAGTTCCAAGTTCCAAGTTCCAAGTTCCAGGTTTCAAGTTCCAGGTTCCAGGTTAAAGGCGAGGCATGATGGCGACCGCGACCGAGACAGCCCGCGAGATGGACCTAGATACCTGGATGGCCACGCGCCTCAAAATCGTGGACAAAAAGGGCGACCTCGTCGAGTTCGTTCCGAACCGGGCCCAACTGGGCGTGATGTGGCAGATCGCCCGCCAGCAGGAGCGGGGCGTGCCCGTGCGCATCCTGGTTCTGAAGGCCCGCAAACTCGGCGTGTCGACGCTGATCGAGGCCCTGATCTTCAGCCTCTGCCACGCGCTTTCCAACCGCTTCGGCTACGTGGTGGCCCACGACGATGAATCCTCGACGGCGCTCTTCGACATGAGCCAGCGGTACGAACAAAACCTGCCGGCCGAGGAGCGGAAACCCCTGGTTCGCTCCAACCGCAAGGAAATCGCGTGGGCCCCGCCGCACGGCAGCCGGATGGCGGTGCACACGGCGGGCGCTGCGCGCCTGGATGAGGAGAGCCGGACGGGCCGAACCCTGACGCCCCATTACCTGCACGCCTCTGAGGTCCCGTATTGGTCCGACCAGTCCGCCACGCTGACGGCGCTCCTGAACGCCGTGCCCTATGAGCCGGGCACCATCGTGGTCCTGGAGTTCACGGCGAACGGGGCGGGCGGCGAGGCCTACGAACGCTGGCAAAAGGCGTACCAGTGGCAGAAGGACCATCCGGGCGACGTATCGGGTTATATCCCGGTGTTCATTTCGTGGCTCTCGGCCCCGGAATACGCCCTCTCCCTGGACGACCTGGAGGACCTGCGGCCCCTGGACCAGGAGGAGGAACGGCTGCAACGCCTCGGCGCGACCCTCGAGAACCTTAAGTGGCGGCGGCAGATCTTGAGGGACCAATTCAACGGGGACGAAGACAAGTTCCGCCAGGAGTACCCCGCCACGCCGGACGAGGCGTTCCAGGTGTCGGGCCGCCCGGCCATCCCGGCCCGCATCCTGCGGCATCACGCGAAGACGGTCCGGCCGCCCGAAAAGTACCTCGTGCTGGAGCGCGGGGCGAGCGGAGAGGTGCGGGCACGCGACACCACGGCCAAAGCCGAGCACGCCTGGCACGTGTGGGCCGACCCGGAAGCGGGGGAGGACTACATCGTCGCCGGCGACGTGGCCGAGGGGCAGGCGAGCGACCCGACCGACCCGCGGAGTGAGGCGGACTACTCCACCGGCATCGTCCTTCGGCGCCGCGACCTGGCCACGGTGGCCACGCTGCGCACCCACATCGAGCCGGACTACCTGGGCGAACAACTCTCGATGATGGCCGACCGGTACAACCAGGCGTGGGCCTCGCCCGAAGTCAATTCGGCCGGCATGGCCAGCCTGGCGATATTTCTCAGGCGCTCGTACCCGCGCCTTTACCGCCGGAAGCCAGGGGCCGACAGCCTCGTCACGGACGAGATCGCCCTCTGGGGCTGGAAGACGACGAGCAACAACCGGGACCTCATAATCGACACGTACATCGCCTATGCCCGGCCCGACCCCATCGGCGAGTGGCGGGAGCGCATCCAGGTCCTCGACCCGCGCATCCTGGACGAGGAGCGGACCTTCGTCAAAAAGAAGAACGGCCGGCGGGAGCACCAAGCGAGCTCTTGCGATGACCTCCTCTTCGCGCTCTTCATCGCCCTGCAACTGCACCTGGACTGCCCGCGGGTCCGCGAGCCGAAGCCCGAGATGACCGTCAACCCGAAACTCAAGGGCCTCGCATACGCCGGGGGCCTCGACCAGGACGTCGATGAGGACGAAGACGAGGACCAGATGCCATGATGAGTCTCGATCCCCTGAGCGGCGCGATCGTCCTGGGCCTCGGCGTCCTCCTGGGCGGGGCGCTCGTGGCGGCGGGCGGCCTCGCGGCCTACTGGATCAGCGCCCGCAGCCGCGGAGAGAAAGCGCCGCTGGCGGGGGAGCCGAAGCCGCCCGAGATGGAGCAGACCGAAACGGACTGAGACTGAGCAACTGAGGCATGAAGTGACTCAACCCACGGAAAACGAACTCGCGGAGTTGAACGACCGGATCGACGGCTGGATCGCCGCGGGGGAGGCCGTCAACGACGAGTGGGCCGCGCTCTGGCAGGATGGCATCGACTACGTTTTCGGGAACCAACTCGCCCGCACTAAACGCCGCAAGGGATGGGAGCGGGTCCAAGACAACCATATCTTCCCCGCCCTGACGCAGCAGATCGCCATGCTCATGCAGCGGCAGCCCTCCATCGAGCCGTGCCCGTACGAGGACGCCGACCGGCCGTTCATGCCGTTCTGGAAGGGCCTGCTGCAGTGGCAGTTCGAAAACGATCTGGCGATGCCCCTCCTGGCGTCGCTGGCGGTCCTGGACGCGGGCATTTATGGCTACTACGTCGCCCACGTCTATGGGGAACCGAAGGCGGAGTGGATCGACCGCGAGAAACGCTGGCGCTGGGCGCCCAGGACGATCCTCTTGCGGCCCGAGTACTTCGGGGCCGACCCTGACGCCGAGACGCTGCGCGATGCCGCGTACGTCTATTGCCGGCGCCGGATGCTCCTCGAGAAGGCGGTCGCGCGGTGGCCCGAGATGAAGGCGGCTATCGAAAAGGCCGCACGCGAGGAAGGCGACGCGGGGGGTCCGCCGGCGAAACGGCGGTACGGTTTTACGGAGGACTACTCGCTCGACGACGAGGAGTCCATGGACGAGAGCGGCCGGAAGAGCGTCGAGGGCCGACTCGCCCAGATCCTCCTCCGGCGTGCCCGAGGCGACGACTGGGGACCCGGCCGGGCGGCGGGCAAGACCGACGACGGCCTGCCCAGGTTCGTCACCGTGACCCAGATGTATTTCCGCGACGGCGAGGAGGTCGCCGGCCAGGAGACGCAGCCCGTGCCGGCGGCGAACCTGATGGCGGCCGGCAGCATCGTCCAGCACCCCGAACTCGGCACCTACCACGTGGCCAACCCGGCGGCCTTCACGCCCGGCCTGGCCGTGGGCGACGAGGTGCCGCCCGATGCGTGGCCGACCGAGATCGTCCGCCAGTGGAAGGACGAGCCGCTGTTCCCGCACGGACGATTCGTGCTACGCGTGGGCAAGACCATCCTGAACCCCGACCCGGACGCCCAGCGCTACGCCTTCCGCCGGTGGCCGTTCGTCGTGGGCGTCAACCAGGCGCTGCCGCACACCTGGCAGGGCCTGAACGGCGTCGAGATGGCCCGCGGCCTCCAGGACTGGGTCAACGTGTCGGTGGCCCACCTGGCGAACTACGTCAAGTTCTTCGGCGACCCGATCGTGCAAGTGGAGGAGGGCGCGGTCGCGGCCGATCCGGAAAATAAGAAAATCCGGTCGCGCATTGCGGCCAAGGCCGGTGACATCTGGAAACTGGCGAAGGGCGGGCTCGGAAAGATCAAGCGCGAGCCGCCCGTTCCCATGCCGGCCGGCACGATGCAGATTTGGGAGGCGATCAAGCAGGAACTCAAGGATCAGACCGGCATGCAGGACGTGGGCATGGGACGCCAGACGAAGGGCGACCCGACGGCCTACGAGGTCTCGCAACTCGCCCGCAATACCCAGGCGCGCACGTCCATGGCCGCCGTCTATCAGGACGCCTGGATGGCCGAAATCATGACGCTCGTGGCCGAGATGGACCAGAAGTTCCTCACGCCCGGCGACAGCGTCCGCATCACCGGAGAGGCCCAGCGGGGGGCGGCCGTGGCCATCGCCGAGGGGGCCTGCGATGCCCGGTTCGACGTCGTGATGAAGATCGGCGTCGGCCTGCCCTTCGACCGCGAACGGACGCGGAAGGAGGCCGGCGAACTGTTCAAGGTCCTCGGACCGGCGTATCTGCCCGAACTCCTGGAGGCCTACAGCGTCGCCAACAAGGACAGCGTACTGGCGCGCGTGCAGGCGTGGCAGGAGTTCCAGGCGTACCTGGCGGCCAGGGCCCAACAGGACGTGGCGGACGCCCAGGCGGCGGAGGCGGAGCGGGCACGGCTGGAGGCCCAGGGGGCGGGGGGCGAGGCGGCAGGCGAAGAAGTGATCCTGTCCGGGGGCGGGGGAGGAAGCGAAGTAGTCTGACAACCGAATAACTGCCAAACGGGTTAGCGGCGGGTCGCTCCCGACGCGAAACCGAAAGGTTCAAGGGCCGTGTGGGGCCACACCCCCACGCGGCCCTTTCTGTTTGGCAGAGGAGTAATGGCCATGCCTTACCGGAGCGAAGCACAGCGAAAGTTCATGCACGCGAGGCATCCGAAGATCGCCGCCCGCTGGGACAAGGAATACGGCGGCAAGATCGTGCCGCCGGGCAAGAAGAGACCGAAGCGGACGCGGAGTCCGCTGCTGAGCGAAGCGTAGCGCGGACCGCAGCGAAAGGGCCACCCATCCGGGGGCCAAACCGCGAGCGGCCGCGATAGACCAGGCCAGGGGACACGCGCCCCGGCCGCAAGGAGCAAACGATGCCTCCTGACGAACCGGATAAGGACGATGCGATGGGCACGGCGGGCGACGCCGGCGGGGCGGCCGCAGCGGCAGCGACGGCAGACGACGACGCCGGGCCGCTGACCGAGGAGTCCCTCTATCCCAAGGGCGGGGAGGCCGGAACCGACAAGGGCGGAAAGCCGGCCAAGAAGCCTCCGGAAGATGAGGGTGGGGGCGAACCCGAGGGCGGGAAGCCCACGGCCAAGGACCGCACGGCCGAGTGGGACCGGGAGCGACAGGCGCGCGACCAGGCCCACGCGAACGAACGCCGGGCCATGATGGACCAACTTCGGACGAGCCAGGAGACGAATCAGAAACTCCTGGAACGCCTGGAAGCGGCCACGAAGCCCAAGGCCGGCACGGAGGCCGACGAGGACCTGAAGGAACTCGACGACGCCCTCGCGGCCCAGGCCCGCATCGCGGAGGCCCTCACCGAGGACAGCGACCCGGCCGAACTCGTGAAGGCCCAACGCCAAGCGGTCCTGGCCAATCAGGCGGTCGCCAAGGCGCTCAAGAAGGTCCACACATCCAGCGGCGCAAGCCCCCAACTGGAGGAACTCCGCAAACATATCGCGGAGACGCAGGCCCAACTGGAGGAACTCCGGGCGGACAACGAGGACGAGGCGGGGGCCAGGGCGAACGACCAACGCAAGGGCCGGTTCGAGGAGCACCTGGCGGCCCTGGACAAGAAGTTCGGGCCGCAGCTCCGCAACCCCGCCAAGGCCCTCGCCGTCAAGCGGCTCGTGACGGCCGGCTACAACGGCCTGCCGCCTGACGATCCCCGCGCGAACCCCCCGCCCGAGGACGTGGAGGTCCTCGCTATGGAACTCGCGTATCGGGACGCCAGGGACGAACTGGCGGCCCGGAAACCGAAGCCGGGCGGGCATCTGCCGGCGGCGGACACCGGGGCGGGAGGCGGGGCGGCCGGCGGCGGCAAGCCGAAGGGCCGCATGACCAACAAGCAGTACCTGCGGACGCTCCGCGGGCGATGAAAAGGCCCCCGCCCCTCGGGGCGGGGCGGAACGTGAACGCAATCCGCGGGCCCGGATGGCCGCCAATGGAAAGGAACACATACCATGTCGGTGAACCTTGCAGCCACCACACGCGAAATGTGGGACGCCACACTGGAGGACGAGGTCCTTCTGGCGCTCCCCCTCGTCGCGATGATGATCGAACACGAAACCCTCAGCGTCAGCGGCACGAAACTCAAGCAGTCCATCACCGTCGCCGACGCCGAAAGCCTCGCCCAGGACTACGAGGCCAACGACCCCCTCACGAGCGGCGAGAAGACCGTCCTGGGAACCGCTGAGTGGCTCTGGAAGAAGTTCCAACTGCCGGTCACCTACGACTGCGACACCGAGATGGAAAATCAGGACGCCTCCAAGGTGGAGGCCCCCATCGACGAGGTCGAGGCCACGGTGACCGCCGCCCAGGACGGGGCGAGGCGACACCTCAACGCCCTGCTGTACGGCGCCGCGGCCGATGCGGGAAAGAAGACGTTCCAGGGCCTCCGGTCGGCCCTGACGCACGATGTCCAGTACGGCGGCATCACGCGGACCATCGGCTCGAACCTCGGCACCTACTGGCAGTCGGGGTCCATGGCCGACACCTACGTCGACCAGGCGGTGGCCATCAGCCCATCCATCGCCAACGTCCGCAAGGCCGCCCGGATCTGCGGCCGGCACGCCAAGGGCAACCAGAAACTGTACGCGTTCTGCGGCGAGACGATCTACGCCTCGCTCCAGAGCCAGTACGAGGCCCGGATGCTCTACACCCGGGAGGGGTCGAAACTCCAGAAGTTCGGGTTCTCGACGTTCGTGGACAACAACGTCGAGTTCGTCTGCGACTCGTACCTCACGATC